TGTTTCTGGAAAGACAAAGACTTGGGAACTGAGAGAAGATATGCTTTTAAATCTTAAAGATCTTTATCCTGGTATTGACGTAATTCTTGAATGCAAAAAAGCAAATGCCTGGATAGAAAACAATCCGCTTCGAAGAAAAACAGCGTCAGGAATGCCGCGATTTTTAAATTCGTGGATGGAACGAGCTCAGAACAGGCGCGGAGGTTTTATCCCACCGACAACAACCAACAAAGAAAGCGAAATCTTAGAAGCTTTAAATCAATCAAAACAAAGGAGGTTACTCGCCGATGCCGCAATTAACACCGCAAGAGAATCTAGCGATAGCAGGTGAATTAGAGCGCCTTTATGTTTTACAGGACAAGCTTTTAACAAAGGAAAAGCTGGCATTCGTCATAGAGGAAATAGAAAAAAGCAACGTACCTTTTCCGGCCTTGATAGCTGGCATAAGGAAATTAATGTCGGATGATGTAAAAACATTAAAATTTTTCACGATTATCGAAGCAGCAAAGAAGTTTATAGAGCCTGTTTCCTATGAGAAGAAAGATTGTAGACATTGTTTTTCGTCTGGCGCTGTTTCCAT